TGACGCGGCTCCCAATCTCTGGAGCATACCCACAATCCGTCCCAGGTTTTTCTGAGTGTGCTTGCCTTGAATTTGCGTCCGCAGCGATCGCAGATTGCGTTGTTGTCGCCGGGAGAATAATAGGAGGCGACCATTGTTTTGTGTGCAAGAAAGGAAGAGGGTTACACGTACACGCAACCCCCTTCCAGTCATCTTACGATGTAACCGCCGGCCAGTCCGCGCCGCTCTTGTCCACCGCCTGGCAGTGCATATTGCGTCCGAACTTAAAGCCCGAACTCGCGGTCACCATGAGGGAAGAGGCAAGCGTACCGTGGGCAAGAGTGTGATCTCGGTTCTCATCAATCATACCACTATTAGTGCTGCCGTCAGTGGTAATTAAGTAGCCGGTTGTAGTTAGGTTAGTCTGAACCAGCACAAATCGATTCCGGCGAAGTTGCAAGCCTGTGATAACTTTACCTGTAGCAATGGGAAAGACTGCACCAGTGCCGACTGTATCCGATTGATAATAGTTGTCAACAATCTTAACCCGATCATGCGTTCCGAGGAAACTCACCATTCTGACAGCGCCCGAGGCGGCTTTGAGATGGAAATCGTTATTACTAACAACCAGCCCGTCATTGGCGTTACTCGTCGCACTCGTGCGAATGCAATCAAGGAAGTTCAGAATAGCCGAAGTGTCCCGGATATTGCACGATTCCAGGGTAAAGCCTTTAGCCGTGGTCAGGGTAAAGAGGGCTGCGATATTCAGGAAGTTAGCAACAAAAACGGTGTTGACGATAGTAACGTTTGCAGCAGAAACGGTGATGGTTGCTGTGTTGGCAGTGCTGAGGGTGATCGTCGGCCGAGCATCTCCAGTGCCAATCCCGATGATAGTCACGCCGGCTTTGTTGATGTTAAGCGCAGTCGCGGTCGAGATGGTCTCCGCATGGCCGGGACCGAGGAAGATGATGTCCTGGTTGCCCGCGATGCATGCGGTGAGGGCCTTGGAGAGGGTCGAGAACGGAGCGTTGTAGGTGCCGCGGTTATTGTCCGACCCGCCCTTCTGACCAGTACCTACCAGTGAGGTCGAGTTATTGACGTAGAAAACCTGACCCTGGGCATTGGGGAAAACCAGAGGCATCCCACGAATCGAGACGCCGGCAGGGAAGCCGCCGGGATAGGTGCTCGGGGCACCTTGGTATACAGCAGATGGCATTGTGAATCTCCTTGTTGTGAACCCAAGAAGGGCCTATACCAGGACAGGCCACAATCTCGGAGACTGGTTAGCAACGGCCCGGACGGCACGGCTTGCCGGGAGCTTTCTTAGCCGGCCCGGCCGGCTTTCTTTTTGCGACCATGTGATACCCCTTTACGAGCAGTGGAAAGGGCGATGGCTACTGCCTGCTTCTGCGGGCGGCCAGCAGCAATCTCTCTGCGGATATTTTCCGAAATAACCGCTTTGCTTTTACCAGGCAGTAGTGGCATCTCTTACGGTCCGTTAGAACCAAAGACTGCGCGCGGATCAACGCACCCGAACGCATACCGTTCATAGCCGAGGGCCTTGGCGTTCTTCGTATCGAAGTCATTGTCCTGGGTGAAACTAACACCCTCGCGCTCGAGGTAAAGCAGGCCGCGGCCAGTCGGAATGTTGGTGCGGATGAACCAAGCTTGCGGAGCGGTGAAGTAGTGATTCACCTTCACGCCCTGCGGCACCACGCCCAGCGCCTTCACAACGTTGATGTCGTTGTTAGCCGTACCGGTCTGCTGCACCGTCATGAGAATGCGATTGGCGACGAAGTAGTTAGCCGGGGCGACGTGCAGACTGCGAGGCATAAGGTTGATGAGCATCCCGCGGTCATCCGTAGCTTGCATGATCTGGATAACCATGTCCTCAACAGCCGCCTCCGACAGGTCCGCATCAACTGCGAACTTGTTGGAGTAGGTGCCGCCCGAAGTGTTGGGGTGGTCGGTAGCGCAGAGCGCTTTACCGTCGGCCAGCAAATACGAAGCACTAAACGCGCGATTGTAGATGTTGGCTCCAACTCGCTCCTTGGTTTGCCGGAAAGCGTTGGCGAGGGAAGTGGCACGAGTCCGACTAACTTCAGCGTAAAGGTTGTCCTTCAATTCCTCATACGTCACGATGTAGCCAAGGGCGTAGGAGACGTGTACGAAGCGAGTGACCGGCCCCTGCGTTTCAGTGTCGTACTCGGCCGGCTGCCCTTGGGCTTTGACCGGAACAACACCGAAGCCGGTGATCTGAGCAAATTCTTCATACGCTTTATCCGAAGTGCTGGTATCGAAGCAGTCAGTGTACTCTGTTTGATGCGTGTCGTAGGTGCGACCCCACCAGCCTTTGACGCCCGGCCACAGTGCTTTGGGGTGATTCGAGGTGAGAATGACGCCAGCCATGATCTATTCTCCTTAGACGCCGACAGTTTGAGCGCCAGTCAGTTCATGCGTGTTCAGCATGACGTAGATTCTGGCATATGTTCCCGGAGAGGTCAGATCGTTGTCCGCCCGGTTCGGAGCACCGATGATCTTGATTGGCAGAGTGGAGGTGGTCGTAGCCGACGCCCCGTCGATGTAGGTCTGAGAGACGTTGCACGGAGCCGTTGGAGCCGCACCGATATAGACGCCGGTGTTCTTGTTGAAGGCGGTGGCAGCGATAGTGTTGGTCTGAGCTTCAAAAACCATCGAAGGATCATCACATACCCAAACGTAGTAGTTTTGAGTTTTGGTAGCTGGAATACCGGTGACGGTAAGGTCGGCTGCGTCTGCACCAAGCGGGACTTTAGCCGAAGCATTGCCGGCTTGGGTGCCGAAACCTACCACGACTCCACGAACGTTGCCCGAGGTAGACGTGTTGGAGCGAGTTCCGAAAAGCGCAACCGCAGGCGCACCAGTCAGAAGGTCGCCGCCAGCCGCCGAGGTGACAATGTCGCCGACATTGAAAGCCGTGCCATCAGTGCTCGGCACGTAGTACATTGTTGCTTGCCCGTTGTAAGGCGACCCAGTAATAGTGTGGGAGGGTCGCAGTCCAAAGGGCGCATTGGTGTTAGCCATTGCAAACTCCTAGGAAGTAATCGAGATTCCCGCATTGTAGCGGTTGTCGTTTGGCGCTCTCTCAAGGTCGCCCTTGCGAATCGCCCGGTCGAATTTGTCCACCTGAGATTGAAGGGCACGCTGATCTTCATCGTACCAGTCTTGTCTGATCTTCATCAAGTAGGCGTACATACCCGACCCATCCTCTCTTTTGCCGACAAGGCGCTTGATATGCGACTCTTTACTCGCGTCGTTGACTTCGCTAGGAGAGACAAACTCATACCCGCCGAGTTTTGCCTCATCAATTCGCCCGGCCGTATCGTTCACCCAATGGAGGTGATAGCCGGGAAGACTCATCGTAATACCGAGTTTAGTGTTCGGCACACCGAAGGGAATACGGCGAGGCCGCTGTTCTTGTGTCCTAACCTGGGGCTGGTCGGCCATCTTAATCTCCAAAGTAATCTTTGATGTACTGCTCGCGGGTCAGCAGCCCGCTGCGAACGAACTGATCGCAAGCCTGCTTTGCGTCAGGAGGAAGATCAGCATAACCCTTCGCCCGACTTGATCTTCGTTCTTCCCCGCCACTTTCCACCGAGGGCGCCTGACGGCGGGCGGGAGGCGCAAAGTCGTCGGGAAAGTCCTCTTGAACTCGCCGCTTTACTTCCTCTAGAAACTGAACACCCGAAAGATGCGGAAGTTCAACCTTCACATCATCAGCGTAGGAATTGGCAACTCCTCGAAGCTTTCGGCTGTTCTTGTACCAAGCGTTTTGATCTACCCAGGCTTGAAAAGTCTGGTCGATTTCGGGAGGAGTCTGCGGAGTGGGCGGCTTCGGAGAAACTTTTCGAGCGCTTTCCAGTTCCTCCATCTGATCCTCAAGTTCCAATGCGCGCGAAGTATCACCCTCGGCGAGAGCGGAACGACGGGCGGCTTTAAGATCGGACTTGGCCCGAGCATACGCACGCTCCTCCGTCTCCTGGTGGAATTTTGCGAAGTCAGAAATAGCCTGCCGCATCTCGGCAATCGCTTGATCCCGCCGGCCAATCTCAGCTCGAAGTGTGGCCATGTCCTTGCGAAGAAAGCCGTTGATGCGCTTGCCCTCTTCCAGAAATTCCTCGGCAGTGCGCCACCGTTCGGCCGGCCCGGTCCATTCCTCTTGAGGCCGCCAGCCAAACATCCGAGCTTCTTTCTCGGCCGGACTATCCTCAACTTTCACTTCAACTTCTTCACTCATCTGTTTTCTCCACTACAGCGACAACATCCAGGTCACTGATGATGCGATAGGTGCGGCCGTCCACACCGAGTCGCTCAGTTCCGACATATCGAGCGAAAATCACCCGATCCCCAACCTCGCACCAGGGAGTCTTCTGATCAGCATAGGCAGTTGAACCAATCGCAACAACCAGCCCTTCTGTCTGCGCCATCTCCTCCCTTCGATGCTGAGAGTGGGTGGCCATAATGATCCCGCTCTTGGTCGTCTTTTCCACTTCATCAGGAAGTACGAGAATGCGATGCCCGACAGGGTAAATGCCCGGCTTCATTCATCTTCTCCCAATTTGTGGATCAGATCAGAGTAGTCCATCTGCTGCATATCACCGAGCAAACGAGCCTCAGCGGCTGCCATGATGTTGAGGGCGGCTGTCTCGTCGCTTGTTTCGCCCGAAAACTGGCCGGCCTCCCACACACTATGCAGGCGTTCCCGCTCCACCTGTAGGCATCGCCGGAAGGCTTGGGTTACTGGGTGCTGGAGCCACTCGTTCCACTCCTGCTCGGTAGGAATCAACCTCGTCTGTGACATCTTTTTCTCCGTTACTAGTTAACTGCAGGTGATCCTGCAACATCTTGGCCGCCTTAAGCAGCCCTTCCTGGTGAGCTTTCGCCGCACCAATCTGCGTGTTGATGAGGGCAAGCTGATGCCCGGCATCCACGCCATGCGCCTGGGAAAGTTGAAGAGTAGCCCGGGCTTTAAGTTCCTCGATCTTCGCTACCGTAAGGTCGGCTTCGCCCATGAGCTGAAGGGCGGCCATCTGCATCTTCATCCGGCCGAGTTGCATCCGCTCTTCCGACTGCATCTTCGCAATTTC